GTCCAGGTGGACACTGGTGAAAAGCTCCCTACTAAGAAAGATAAAGAAGGGAATGAATTGCCACCTGAGCCTAAGCTTAAAATGTTTAGAAGGGTGAAGCCTGAGCATGTTGGTGATGCCAGGAAATATATCTGTCAACATATTCGCAACAACAATATGAGGTTGATAGACGGCTCTGATGTTTCTCATGCAACCATCAACCGATATGCGCTCAAGTTTTGCGAAGACTTGGAGCTTGATATGACCAGCACTGAAATGCTCATCAAATATGCTATGGTCATGGTCCCACTCCCTCTAAAATCTGATATTGAGGCTGCTAAAATCGTCCAATCTCCTGCTGCCAGGCAAATAAGACATGAGTTGGGCGTGCTTAACGCCGAGGTTTTTTAGAGGGGCTCTGCTCCGACTCTGGTTTTGAATCCCCGTTTTCTATTTTGGGGTTGCCAGAGATCGTGGTGCGAAGTGGGGCTATCCCTAGGAAGAGTCGTAGTACTATTAATTATTTGAGTCAGTTTAGTTTAGGTCTAGATTACCAATGCCCTAATCCCAGTTTGCACAACGCATTGGTGGCGGTTGAACGTAGAGTGTTCACCGTTGGGAAAGGAAATGAGGTAGTGCTACCTTACAAGAACATACCAGGAATCTTCTCCAATCTTGATTATTTCCGCAAATCTATTGTGGATAAGGTTGGTTGCCCCAGGACGTTCTCCCCTGAAGAACTTGCAGCGACGTATCACTCTGGTAAGAGAACGTTGTATAATGCTGCTGTTCAAAGTCTTAAACGTAAGGCTGTTGAGAGGAGTGACGCGAATGTGACAGCTTTCCTTAAGATGGAGAAGCATCTTATGTGTAAGAAGATAGCACCCAGGTTGATATGTCCCCGCAACAAAAGATATAATGTTGAATTGGGACGTCGATTGAAATTCAATGAGAAGAAATTCATGCATGCAATCGACTCAACTTTTGATTCCCCAACTGTATTAAGTGGATATGACAGTTTTAAAGTTGGGAAGATAATAGCCAATAAATGGTCAAAATTCAAACGACCAGTTGCAATAGGTGTTGATGCAAGCAGATTTGATCAACATGTGGGGGTAGAAGCACTCCAATGGGAGCACTCAATCTATAACGGTGCATTCAATGATCCCATTCTGAAGGAGTTGCTACACTGGCAAACAGAGAACAAAATAATGCTGTTTGTTGAAGACAAAATCCTCAAGTTCAAGGTCAAAGGACACAGAATGTCCGGTGACATTAACACCTCTTCTGGCAACAAATTAATCATGTGTGGTATGATGCACTACTACTTCAAGTCACTTGGAGTCAAAGCCGAACTCTGCAATAACGGCGATGATTGTGTTATCATATGCGAGAAGAAAGATGAAAATAAGTTCTCACACATGCATAGCTGGTTTAAAGACTATGGGTTTGACATGCAGATTGAGACTCCTGTCTACAAGATTGGACAGATAGAGTTTTGTCAAAGTAAACCAGTTAAAATTAATGGCTATTATAGAATGGTGCGTAAACAAGAAAGCATATCCAAAGACGCCCATTCCCTTATTTCCATGGCATCAGCTGAAGATGTCAAAACATTTATGAGTGCCACCGCTCAATGCGGGATGATCTTGAATAGTGGTGTGCCTGTTCTTGATGCTTTTCACAAATGCCTATATAAAGCATCAGGGTACAAGAAAGTATCGCAGGAAGCGATCGAGAGGATAGTCTCCTTCGGAACGCAGGACAAGCTCGGGCTCAGGAAAGAGCGAGTTGAAGAACCAATAACGATGGATAATAGGTTGAGTTATTGGGAGTCCTTTGGGGTTGACCCGCAGACACAGGTCCTTGTCGAACGATATTTTGACAATCTGCAGGTCCATATCGAACCCCGCGGCGTAAAGAGATTGACGCCTTTACTCGATAAAACTTTGCTTTCAATTGCGAGTGTAGCACGAACATCTGTGTCGCTACCAATACTTTCAAAATAGAAGCACTCATAATCACCATAGTAGTTATAGTACTAGTAGTAGTTAGCTGTTTAGATTACGCTAGTTCGTACAAGTAAGTTGCAACGGATTACCGATTTTTATCTGGGTTTGCTATCGGCTTTATAGCTAGCATACCAATATCAATATTGGCAATTTACTTTGTTTACCTAAAAATTTCAAAGAATCTGAGAGGAATCATCAACGAATATGGTCGCGGTTAGCAATGTCACAATACAACGACGACGCAATCGTAGAGCCGCACGAAGCGCTCCACGAGTTCAGCTCATGGCTATTCCAACGACCACCGGCGCAACACAGCGCAGAAGAAGACAACGACGACGAAGGAGAAATAATAGAGGAGGAGGCAATATTTCCGGAGGATCAGGCAAGGCTCACACATTCCAGTTTTCGAAGGACGGCATCAATGGCAGTTCCAAGGGAACTATCACTTTCGGGCCGTCTTTATCAGAGTGCAAGCCACTCTCTGATGGAATACTCAAGGCCTACCATGAATATAAGATCACGAGTATCTTATTACAGTTCATCTCCGAGGCCTCTTCCACCTCGTCAGGC